AGCCCCGCTCCGCTTTTTAGTGCCTCATAAAATTGATTAAATGCTTCTTTTGACCGGCTCGTTGCTAAATATCCAAAAGCGCCAAACGGAGGCTTTCGGATGATGCTTCTTAAAGTCTCTGCGTGTCTTGCTATCTCGTCCCATTTCTCATGTTCGCCTTGGTAGGTGTTAAGGATTTCTTGGGTTGTCGGCGTGTAATGCACCCAAGAAGCGGCATGTACCTGCTTATGAAATCGAATGATTGAAGCAACTGCAGGCCCATTTTTAACGCCGGTCATTCCAAGAATTGCGCCGGTGGTGCGCTTGGTTCCAACGTCAATTGTTGCAAATGTCGAATCCTCTGCGGGCAAATCTCGCACCGTGACAAGCTCAATAGTTCTTCCGCTTTTTACAATTGCGTTTAAGCGGTGTTGTCCATCAATAAAGCGTCCGCTGGCGTCAAATTTTATACTCTCACCGTTTACCCTCCATTCTCCACGCGTCATTTCATGCGCAAACCGGTCAACAACTATTTTGCGCAATGGTCGATTTTTTGTGTTGTTCCTCAAAGCCTCTTCCGCTTTCTCTGGCGTCCAAGTTTCAAGGCTCACGTTTGGTTTTTTTGTATGTGTTGCTATCATTTTGGTTTTGTCGTTTTTCGTATTTTGAGCGCTTCCAAGTCTGCGCACTGCAAAATTTCTATTAGGTCATCGAGCGGCAGAATTGCATACCACGGCGAGTTATTTTTTCGCCAAGCAATCACGGGTATTTCTTCGTCTTTGGCGCCGCCTTTGGCCTGCGCAATCCAATCGTGCAAGCTGACCTTTTCGGTGCGCTTAACCTCCCAGTGTATTGGCAGCGCTTTGCATTCAACATCGGCGGCACCGTGGTTTTGTTGGGATTGCATGAAACCAGTTCGCCGCGCCTCCCAGCCGCCTTGATGCGTCAGTATTTGCGCAATTTCGCGCTCCCCGCATTTGCCTTTGTTTTTACTGTTCAAAGCAATCCTTCGGATAAAACTCTAAATGCCATTGCTGCACACTGCGGAACCTGTCCGTTTCCAATGGCTTTAAGTCGGTCCACCCGATGGGCCACCCCATGAGCCACTCTACCCATGACGGGTTGAGTTGGCCACCTGCTTGTGCAGGCAGCGCGTGCCCGCTCGCTGGCTCCCTCTTTTGTCCGTTTTTCGCAGGATTCAGATTCGGAGAGCGGTAATCGCTCCGGCAAGGTGTTGCCCACTTCCGCTGGGTCTGTGTGCCACCATAAGCCACCGCATTGGGGAGTTGGTCGAGTCTGCTCTTGCCGTCTTTCCGCGTCAACCCTGCTGGGGCATTCGTCCCCTTCCAGTCTCTGCGTGTTGGTGTGGGCCAAAACCCACATTCGGTCGCGTTTGTGCGGCGCACCAACGTGCCAAGCTCCCAGCACTCCCCACCTTGCATCATACCCCATTTCGGCCAAGTCTTGGAGGACAACTCCAAGGCCCCGAGTTCGAAGCATTGGTGAGTTTTCGGCAAAGACAAATTGAGGCCGAATTTCTCCAATGAGTCGCGCATACTCCTTCCAAAGTCCCGAACGCTCTCCGGCAATTCCTGCTCCTTTACCCGCTGCACTGATGTCTTGGCACGGGAATCCGCCACAGAGAATGTCAACTGCGCCTCGCCATTTGGTCCCGTCAAATTCTCGGATGTCTCCAAAAATTGGGAACTCTGGCAGGATTCCATCTCGCTGTCTTGCCTTAAGCACTTCTTGGCAGTATGGCTCGATTTCAACTGCTGCAACTGTGGTGTGGCCAAGGAGCATTCCTCCAAGGATTCCTCCGCCTGCTCCTGCAAATAGGTGTAGTTCTCGCATTTCATTTTTACATGGTTGGTTTTTTACTTATTGCGTTTCTGGCAAATCGTCGGCGCGCTTCTTCGCCGCTGTAATCTCCTCGGCTGGCTAAAAACGCATCACAAGCGCGGTTTATTTCTGCCATGGAAATATGCGTCCAATCGTCATGGGTGTCAAAATCCCAGTCTGGTTGTGGTTGGTTTACTTTCATTTTTAAGTGGGGCGGCGGTCTGTATCCAACGCGCCGCCGCCCCTGTCGTAGTTCGCACTGCCCGCAGGGTCGAATTTCAGACAATGCTATTTATTGTTGTTTTGCTTTCGGTCCAGCACTCGCTGGGCGAAATTGCGCCGCCGGTGGGGTTTTTAGATGCAGGAAACACGGTGGGATTTTGTAGTGTTTGCGGAGTTGTGGCGGCTTAAATTTGAGAAAGCTTGTATTTTATCCAATCGGTGAGCGTCATACCCATCGCTCTTGCCATGCTCCACCAGTGCCTTTTGTCGCTGGTTGTGCAACGTATTTGGACATGGTTGTCTAATGGCGAAGCGTTTTTTTGCGCGTTTTTATTTCCGGATTTCATCTAATAAAATGCGGCCGTTTTCGATGTCTTCAATTAGTTCTAGCTTGGCCAATTTCAAGCAATTTTCGCAAGGGTTGATGTCTGTCCCATTAAAGCAGGTTACTTTTGCGACCTTCAATTTGCTTCCGCAAGCGTTGCAAAATATGTTCATTTCAGTTTGTAAAATTTATGCTTTCCAATTAGTGCCACCGGCTTTTTGCCGCGTGCCCAGTAGGGCGGTTGTATGTAGTCGGCAAAATAGTGGTCTGCATTGCCAATTTTGGCGCGGTTCATTCTTGTTATGTTGCGCTCCAAATAAAGCGCCCAGGGCGCCATTTTGCTGTTGTATAAATGGGCAAGGTCAGATTCCGTTTTGCCGTTCCAACAACTAAACTGCCACTTTTGGAGGCAAACAGCTTCCGCGCTGATGTTGCGGTTAATGGCTCTTTGATTAATCACCGCTGCAACCGCTGCCATGCCATCTTTGCCTTCGCCCCGCGCCTCGGCAAGCAGCGTGAGAGCTACAATGCCAGCGCGAAGGGGCGCGGTTGTTAGCAATAATAAAATTAAGTGTTTCATGCTTGGATGTAATAGCTAATAAAGCTGTATCGGTTGCTGTCCCAGTTTGGATGTTCCAAGGTGTAGCCATTGCCAAATTTGCCTTGGTATGGTGTTACAAACCCATCCGATTTACGGCTAATGTATCGGCGTGTGAGGGAGGTGTGGTGCAGCTCAAATTTGCTGCTGTTTTTCAATTCTTCGGGTGTTGGTGTTTTCATGGTTTTATTTCTAGTGTTACGTTTTTGTGTTTACGTTGCTGTCAACGGATGCAATGTCTCATACGCATTTTCGTTTGTCAATACAAACAATCAAGTTTTTTTGACCTTTTTTTTTGCTTCAGGAAATCACCATTTTTTAAGCGGGCACCCAAGCGCGGCCAACGCGCTTTTAAACGCCAAAACACAGCCACACTGGCGGCAGCGTTCGTGGTTGGTGTTTGCGCTCTCAATGTGTTCGCAATCGCGGCAAATGGCTAACCGGCGTTCGCGCTCCTCTTTGCTGGCAGTTTTGAGCCCTTTGGTTGCCAGAGTTTTGGCGCTTTCAATTAGGTTTTTAGCCATCGCGGAAAAGCCTGGCATGTCGCCAGGGTTGCGCTTTTTGAAACCTATCCGTTGTCGGCGTAGTTTAGCGCGGCGTGTCATAGACGCCTGTTGCCCCTGCTCTTCCATCATATATAGTGGTAGTGTGCGCGTTGATTGTCGCGGTGGTGGTTGTGTTGCTGTAGGTGTTGGACACGTTACCGGTGCTTAACTCAGTGTCAAGAACGCCTGTAGAGTTAACGTCAGCACTCGTCAGCGCCGGCATTGTTACGCTGTCAAAAACGCCTGACGCTTCGCCGCCAGAGTCCCAAGCCGCGAGCTTATAGTCGTAATCGTGAAGCGCTCCGCTCACAGTGTAGTTGGGCACGTAATCTATATGTGAAAACGTGCTGCTGTCGGCAGTATAAACTAACACATAGCCACCAGTGCCCGTGGCGCGGTAAATGCGGTACTCAGTCGCACCGCTTGATGTCCACAAAAGCGACACCTTGCCCAAGCTGGCTGTCGCTGTAAATGTTGAGGGGTTGCTTGCCATATTAAACGAGCGGCACCGTCACAAGCGCTTGAATGCTGTTTGCTGTTATGTTGCGGTTGTTGCCAGCTCCTAAATAAAAGCCGCCATCATACGTGTCCACGTAATCGCTGGCTGGTGGGTTGTCGGCTTCAAGAACCCCGCCGCTGCTCAATACGCATTCAGCTTCCCAATCGTCGGGTTCTTCGTCCCAATCCCAATAATTGCTATCATGCACATAATCGGCTTCTGTGCCATTTGCTGCTCCGTCAACGCCGTAACCGCTGCCGCTCACCGTTTGCGTTTTTTCGGTGTCGTAAATTTGGTATTCGTCGATGCAGGAAAAGCCCATGCTTGTGTTGGTCTCTACCAGCGTCCGCAGGTCATCGGGCAGGCTTTCCAGCGCAAACATCACAAGACCGAACCGGTAATGCACATCTCGGCGTATGCATTCAAGAACACAGTCTCCATTGCTGTTCGCTGAAATATAACATTGTTTGTAAGCGTTTGCTGTTGGTGAAATGCTCGTGCGCCAGTTTGCATCATAGCTGGTCAACGTCCATGACGCCGCGAAAATTTGCCCGTCTGCCCATACAGCGCCCGTGCTGCAATTGGGCGTGGTTTGGCTGTTAACTGCAATCGGTTCCTGGCTTATGTAGTCGTAATGCTTGTATTGAAAATCCACCGGCAAATATATGCGAGCGCGGTTGAGTTTGTTGACTGCATTTGCTAGTTGGTTGAAGTGGTCGGCGTACGCAAGCATTCCAGGGAGCGGCCCAAAACCTTTGAAAGCGTCAGCGCGTTCTGTCGTTGGTAGCTCCCTGAAATGCGGTTTGCCATTGGCCGCCACCATTAGGTTTTCAAAAGTATAATCATACAAGCGCTTGTCGTAGCACTGGGTGCGTCCGTTGCTGTCCACGTATTGTCTTTGCCCGTTGCTGCTGGATTCGTCAATGAAGCCGCTGCAAATAGCCCTTAAGACGCTCTCCAACCACGTCACTTCATCGCTGCGCATGAGCGTGTCGTTGGTCTGGTATGTGTTGTTGCCGTCCTCAAAAACTTTTGGAATTAACCTAGTGAAATAAAAGCGCGGCATACATGCGCCCTGAATGCTGCTGCTATCCCAACCGCTTCCTGAATATGCGTCTGGCGCAAAATCGCCAATGCGCTGCCCGCAGTCTGCGCCACCGTCTACAGTGTAACGCAGATATTCGACAACAGCGTTTTCGTGCGTGCGGTAGCCGCCATTTGTGGCGCCTGTGCTGTCTGCTGTGATGTATGTGTTACGGCTGGTGCTGGTGTTTTCAATTGTGGCTGGCGCGTCCTCGTTGTATTCGAGGCGGCGGTCAAGTTCAACGCGCACCTGATTACTTCCTGCATCGCGCACGCTGACCACTCGGTAGTCTGGTTCGTAAACTTTGCAACTTTTATAGTGTGCCTCAACGCCTGTGCAATCGCCTTCTTCTTGGAGTGTGTCACAGTCTGCGCCGTTTGCCGCTGTAATCAGGTTGCTCGTCGAGCTGTATGCGTCTGGCGGTTCGTGCGTGTTGAGCAAATAACGGTAGCCTGTGGGGTTTTCGCTGCGCTGCAAATAGGCTCCAGGATAAGGCGTCACAAATGGCAAAATCTCTTTACCTGGCGGCGTGCCAGCGCCAGCGATGTTTGTCCAGTCATCGGAAAACATTGCGCACCTGTCATGGCCCCATCCAACAATATCGGTGTATGCGTCCGGTTTGTATGCGCTGCCGCTGGCTGCCTGGTAGCTCATGCTTTGCATAAACATAGCCCACCTGTTATCATAGCCGCCTTCTGGCGCTATGTTGCGTATGCCTTCGTATTCAAAAACCGATTCTGTGCCAGCTGTTTTGGTGTAGGTTTTAACGCCAAAAACGCCGGTGAACTGAGCGCCTGCCGCTACTGTGGCGCCGTTGTAGGTTATGCTGGTGCCGCCGGTTACTGTGTATTCAACGCCTGATTGGATGGCTCCGCTGACCACTGCGTCAGGTGATGGACCGATGCCTTCAAATTGGTCGGCATAAGACAACCCAAAAGCGCGACGGTTGAAATACAAAACGCTTTTGTTGTTGCTCACCTCATAGCCAACTAGACCGTGCCTGTCTACCATGCGCAAACGCTCGCGCACTTTTTCGGCAACGCTCCGATAAACTGGGTTTTTGTTAAGCGAAACGGTATCATCCTGCACATCCTCGCGGTTGCCGTTGTAAATCATGCCGTGCCGAAAGTATGCGTCAGAAATATCTTTCGGCTGGGTTGTGCTGGTGCCTTCCGCGTCATTGGTAGAGTTGTCTGCGCTGGCGCAACGTAGCACTAAGTAAGCATCTTCGTTTTCTGGCAGGTATTCTAGAAGCTCGGCAATCTCAACATATGTTTCATCAGTCGCGCCCATGCCTGTGATGGTTTTAACTTTGACTTGGCCGCCTGCTGGCGCTTCAAACCATAGGCTTGCGCTGTCGTCGCCGTTGGCAATTGTCAGGCGCCCTATTTCGCTGCCGTCCACTTCAACGGCGAATTCCTTGTCGCCGCTTCCTGCGTCTCGAAACGCTAAAACTCCAGCCAAAACAAAGCCTGCGTGGATATTATAATATTGGAGCGCACTACTCGCCAGGCTGCCATAGCTTCCAGCGCCGTATGCGTTGTTAAACTCGAAACGTTCATAGGTCGCCTCGATTGTGCCAGTGCCATCGTCTTCTCCGTATGCTGGGGCAAGGTAATATTGCCTTGTGAAAAACCCCTCAAAGTCGAATGCTTTGTCCTGCACTTTGTAGCCGCTGGCCGCTTGCTCTGCGGCAGTGCCTCGAAATGGCTCGATGAAATAGTTAAGCGCTAGTGCTAGTTGTTCGCCGTTTGGATGCTCAAGCGCGGCGTCATCAAATTCACCATCGTAAGGCCCTTCCACATATTCGTCGGTTGGTAAATAAGTGATAGTGCCATCCCAATTTAGCAGCACGTAGTTTCTGGCAGTGCGCCACCAAGAGAAGACAGCACCAGCAACGCCTGGGCACGTCGAATAGCTGGTTGTTGTGCTGGTGGTGGTGTTTTTAAATTTAAGGCCGTAGCTTGGGAAATCTGGCATGTCTGCGCACTGGCCAAGGTATGCAGGCTTCGGCAAAAAGCCGCCGTATGCGCGTTGATACCACCTAAAAAAACCAAACGTGAAATGGCCGCGCGCAGCTTGCAAAGCGTTGGCAAGCGACAGGTCGCTAGTGTTGGCGCCGTCAACTACTCCGCGCTGGTAGCGCCCAATGTCCCACTTTTCGGAATCGGTAGCGGGTGCGCCTGCTACGTTGTGCAGTAAGATACCTGTTTCATCGACGCCATCCCAAGACAAGCGCCCCGCTTCGCTTTTTATATCTTGGTCGCTATTGCCAAAAACAAATCCGTTTATGGGGTTGCCAAGAAAAGCACCCTCGGGGTCGCCTGCGCTCGCTGTTGGGAAGGTAGCCTCGTCGGGCTGAACATGCGCGTAGATTTTCCACCATTCATCCTCTGGCGCATACAGGAGGCCGTTGTTTTGTCGAAGGTTGCGAAACAATGAATGCCAAAACCAATGCAGTCGATAAGTGGGGTCTCCAACGCCGCCAAGCAAGCGGTCGTTGAAAGCATCGCAAAGTTTATTCCATTGGCTCGATGTTATCGCGGCGCCCTTTGCTACTGTCGCCGCGCGTGTGTATTGTAGCGCCATAAGCGCACTTTAGCTGATTGTGTAGCGTTTGACGACTTGCAAATGAGCGGCGCTGCTGGTGTTGGTTTCAACATAGATAAAACCGTCATCGTGTTTGTATCGGCTATCCAGGCTAACCAAATGTATTTGCCCAGCCGCAACCGTGATAATTTTGTCGGTAAACGTCACGCCCAACGTTTGGTATTGTGCAGGCTCTGGCAGCAGGATGGTGTAGGTGATGCTTCCGCCACTGCTGTTGTAAAGTAGCATCCAGCCCGCTTGGGAAAACTGAAATTTGACACCGTTTCCGCTGCCGCTTGTCAAAATAGTGTAGTCTGTCGAATCGGTCGCGTTTAAGCCCTGGTTGCCGTAAGTCGATGTTGCGAAGTCGCGAAATAGTGATGTGGAAATTTCTGAGGCTGCCATATTAAATTTTTTCTAGTATGCTTTTTATAAACGCAAAAGTGCCGTTTGATTTTTGCTGTGTTTTTAAGCCGCTCACAATGTCGGCAATTTTCGATTTGCCGTTTGTCTTGTCCAGTGCGCGCTTGAATTGTTGCCCAGCGTCCACCGCATCCACTGCGGCCTTCTTCCACTGGCGCCCGCGATAAGCGGCAAACGCTGCAAGCGCTGCAATAATGCCCTCGCTTAAAAAGCCGCCAGCGCCAGGTATTATGCTGCCCGTGATGCGCAAACCGTTTTCAACAGATGGCCGCACCACCCAATTCGTTGACGTTATTTCTTTGCCGTCCACAATTTGGGTTTGCACGTCCTGCTCAAATGCCCAGCCAGTGGCTTTTTCAAGCGTGCTGCATCCGCTCAATGTAAAAATTGCAGTGCATAAAAAGGCCAATTCAATCCACTTTTTCATTTTCGTCTTTAAAATAATCACGCGCCGCGCTTGCAGCTTTAAAGCCCATGTAGACCAGAGTTGCAAAGGCGATGCCAAGCCTCAGCCACTCGTCAAGTGTGCTGCCGGTGACGGTGAAACCCACCGCCCCGACAAGCGACACTTTCAAGTTTTCTGCCCATCCGTTTTGCATTATTCGGCTGGCTCATCGGCTGGCACAACAGCAGCATCAAATCCAGCCAAGATGTCATCGACCGAATCCATCGTGACTTGATTTGCCGCATTGTATGCAGCCACCGCACCGGATACTTGCATGAGCACCACTTCGGTGTTGGCACGGTTGACTGGTTCCGACAATTCCTCTCGTGCGTTTAGCAATGCCTTGGCTTTGCCGAGCAATTGGAGGATGGTGGATTTGCCGTTATCGGCAGCAAGCTGTGCGTCAATGCCAGCTATCTGGCCTCGTAAGTAAGTAATTTTTGGGTCCATAGTGTTTTATTGAATCTTGTATGTCGCAGATATATAAAGGGTGTTTCGGTTGGCAACTGCTCCAGTCGATAGGTCTGTGACAAGGATGTCATCAGTTCTGGCGGTTGTCGAACTCCGTGTGTAGAGGTAAATGGTCGAACCTGAAACGATTGCGTTTAGCGGAAAGTTCGTTCCCCAATTCCACGCAAACCCAATTTGACACGTGCTGACTTTTGCTGCGAAAAACGGGAGACCTGTTATTTTGAGCGACCCGCTTCCACCCGTTGTATCGACGTTATCGGTCTGGATGCTTCCAGTGATAGTGACGAGGTTTCCGATGCGTGTATAAATCAAATCGGTGTCCATTGTCATGGTTGCAAACGAACCTGTCGTTGGCTCGTAGACTCCGGTCCACGTTCCCGTTTCATACACTGGCACTTCCCGCCCAGTCAATGTGACACTGGTTCCGGTTCCGACAAATGCATTGTCGCTCAGGTCATACAGCTTGTTGGTGCTAGTGTCGTATCGCTCGCTGCGGAAGTCTGCTAAAGTACCTATCTCCGTGACAGTTACGTTTTTAATATAAAAAACATCATCGCCACCTGCATCGGTTTGTGAGGATGAAGCTCCTTCCTTAGTATAAATCCTGATTTCATCATCTACCGCAACAAGTTCGCCTGATACATTTTGCCACGAATCTTGGGTTATATTGTCCAAGTTGACAAACTCAGCAGTGCTTCCCCCGCCGCTTCTTATAGACAGACCATCCACGTTTGAGTTTGTTGACGGCACGTAAACAGACGCGTTAACTCTGTATCGTTTTCCTGCTGTGGTGACAGAACTTATCGAGGCAGCGTGAACCCCGGCATTAGTATTAAGCGTAAAACGCAACGTATCATCCTCGCCACCGATGCCATCAACATTTCCAGCAACGGTCCCTGTGGACGAAAATGCCACCCACCCATCAACACCAGCGGAAAAGTCACTGATATATACACCGCCATTCGCCCCACCCCATTCTTCTGAGAATCCCAAATCATTTCCGCGAGCAAGCTCGGCCACTTCGGAAGCTGTGAGAGAACGATTGAAAATTTTGACGCCTCGGATTTGGCCTTTGCCGAAAATTGATGACCCAGCTTTTTGAATCCACAAAGGTTTGCTGTTGTCTGTCATGCCAGTGTAGCCACCTGCATTGTAAGTTGTTACTGGCTGTGCAACACCATTTTTGTAAATCGTAATATCATTTGCAGCCGAAGAAACAGCCGAGGCAGCTGAGAACGTGAATGCGACATGAGTCCATTCTTCATCTGCCACAGTTCCTGCCGCCGTATATGCGTATGCGGTATTATTTGAGCCATCAAACAACTCTAGATATATGGAACCATTAGCGGCAACTTGGAACAAATATTCCCTTAAAACATCATCGCGTTTTGAAACCAAATATACTTGGTCACTTGCGGCTTTCTTTACCCAACCTCCGGCAGAAAATGGTTGGTCAGAGCTGCCATTGGTGAAAGAAAGCTTACTGTCGTAAGCCACCGTCACCACTGAAGACGTTCCGTTAAAATACAAAGCAGGGGACGTGGTCTTCAGAGCATTCGCCTGTGCGTCCTCGTCTTTGGAGTTAACGCTTAAATTTGTTCGCGCTGTGGCGACATTGCTTAAGTCGCTGAGGTTGTTTGCTGGCGTCAAACCTTCGCCGCTGGCTGGCACTGATAGCGTGCTTCTGATGTTGGTTTTGTCGGCCTCACTAACTGGTTCGTTGTCCAGGAAGCGCAGGATGCGCCCTTTAAGGCGGTATGCGCTGCCGTCCTCTTTGAATGCAATGAATTTTTCTGTTCCCATAATATCTCCAAATTTAGTGTAGTTCTAACTAGAGCCTTCTAATATATATATGCAAAATGTGTATTTTTATTACTGCCACCGCGCTGGTTGGTCTGTCGTCGGTGATGCGCCGCCGCCACTTGTGCGGGCTAGTTTGGACGCGCGAATGTTTACGCCCTGCGGACTGTAGTCAATAAGCGTGCCGCTTGATTTTTGCGGCTGTAGCGCTTCAACAGCTTCCTGCAAGGCGCGAATGGAATCCAAAATGCCGCGCACCGAGAACTGGCTTAATCGTCGAAATCTCATGAAAAAATTGGGTGCAATAAATAGTTTAATTCCCCATCGTCAAAGTTCGTGAACTCCTGCACGATTTCAAACTTCCCGCCTGTAAGCTCATTGATAACTGGCGCCTCTTTGCGCCAATAGGTGCCGCTAAACTGAGTCAGCAAATCGCCGCAAATGGCATACTTTGTGACGCTTACTTTTTGGCTGAGAATAAGGTCAACAACTCTGTTTGTTGTCCATTGATACCCGGTGTAAATGTGGTTCACTGCAAGCGTAGTGTTGGCTGGCACTATGCGCGTGTTTCTCAAGCTGTATTTGCTCACCTCGTACGTCTCAACATCGTTTATCAGCATCCAGCAAAGGTCACGCGCTGCTTGTTTTTGTGAGGCACTTAAACCGCTCACTGAGTCAATGTAAGTGATAAAGTCAGCGACTTCGCTTGGGTTTGTAAAATCATTGCTGGAGGCATTTGATTGGGATGTAGCCTTGTATGCTTCAACGGCCATCAGCAAGCGCTTTTTGTGCCCTGGCAAATTACTTCCGCTAGTAATTCGCGCGTCATTTAGCACGTTGAAATAGGGTGCTTCCCATACGTATTTCTGCACCTTATAAGGCGTGAACGTCCAATTGTCGGTGTCTGGCGTGTCGGTTGTGGTTTGCTCTAGGCTGTTATCGAGGCTTGCGAACGTCACCTCTAGCACACCGTAGCCGCCAGGCTCCTGTTGCACGTTAACGCGCGAGGCGTTGCCAACATATGCCGCATTTGTTTTTGCCGCGTCAATGCTTGCCCATGGCCCCTTATAGCGGTAGACGCTTTCCCACCCGTTGCTCTCGCTGTAGCTCCGCTCTATGTTTTCAACGGTCAGCGCTGTTGTTCCTCTAAATTGTAGGCTCATCGGAAAATTAACGGCTTGGTGTTGGTGTCAATCGACCTCAAGGTTTTGGTTTGTTCTGCGAGTCGTTCATCCAGCTTGCGCTGCATTAATACAGCCTGTCGCTCCTGCGGCGCTGTTTCTGTGCCGCCCATATATGAACCCAATCCGCTGCCAATTAAGTCCGACCAGTATTTCATCGCATAAACGCTGTAGTCGGCAATATCGGCCTTTGTCTGCTCCAGCTCCCTGTAAGCTGATGCAAATTCTCCGATTTGTTCGCCTTTGTATCTAACACCACTCAAGTCTAAGTTCTCGAAAAATCCTTGCATAACTCCAAACGCTAAACGCTTGCCTGTGTCGCTCATGGTTTCGTCTAGGTCGCGCAAAATTTGCCCTTGTGACAATCCGCTTTTTGCCATGCCCGTGGCAAACTCGCGGAAAAGGTCCATTGGTTGCCGAATGCTTTTTGCACCCTCCTCAAATGTGACACCGTAGCGCTCAAAGATTTTTTGCATCTCTTTGCTTCCGTCAATCGCATCGTATTGCCGCACGTTTAGGTCATTCATTGCATCAACCAAATCCTGCACATCCACCCCAGCCAAACGCGCTTGTTTTCCTAGCGCTTGATATTCATCGGTGGAAATCCCCAGCGCAAACGCTTCCCGCTGTATTTGTGCAGCGTCCCGATAAAGGCCGCCAACACTGCGCACAACATTTTCCAGCGCCATTGCGCCAGCGATTTGACCGCCGACGCCTTTTATGGCGTCCTTGCTCCAACTGTTGAAGCTGGCGCGCGCTTTGGTTATGCCTGCGTTAAATGCGCGGATGTCCAGACCAAGTTTAAAATTCAAAAAGCTCAAGTTTGCGCCTCCGTTCGTGTTTGTTGCAGTTGTTGCAAAGCTGCCAATCCTGCTGCAAGTTCGCCGTGTATAATTTTTGCCCCGCCCCGCATTTCGTTTCGTGCCAATATATCCCAAACCAATTGCCCAAAAGGAGCATCATTGATTTTGTCGGGTTGATAATTTAAATGCTCTAAAGCTGTTGACCGTATAATTTGCAGCAACGGCGCACCATAACGCGCACCAGCTTCAACGCTATCATCGCTTCCTAATAGCTCTGGCAATTGCTGCGCCTGCAAAGCGTATTCCATTGCTTCCGCAAGTGCCGCGTTTTTGTCGCGCGGCATTGGCTTTCGTGCGTAATACCATTGACCAACAGGCGATAAATACCAGCCCAGCCATTTGACGGCTTGCTCATAAGTGCGGGAGCAAATGCCGATGAAGCAATGGAACTCAAGTGGCGTCAGTATCTCGTTAAGGCCGATGCGCTCCATCAGCAGAGCGTGTCCAAATGACAACGGGCGCAACTTAGCGCCGGACACGTAATGGTGACCTGGCGCACAAGTTTCTGCCCAGATGTTTGTCATCAGTTTGATGAGGTGTCGCCGCTTCCGTGGACAATGTTGAGGTACTCAATTGCAGATATAGACCACTCAGCATAGGATGCACTGCTGCGCGTTTTTTCTGCGCTGGTGATGGTGAAATCTCCCAAGCCGCCGGTTTGCGAGCCTATATTATTCTCGGATGTTGGCGGTGTGTCCCGCGCGTTAATCTCGCTCCATTCGTGATGGTTTACTTTTAGCTTACACCCAGCATAATAATGCGCGGCGAACATGGCGTTAGCTTTTGCAATGTTGGCGTCAGTTCCCGACGGCACAGAACCAGCGACTGCGTTTGAAAGTATGACACCAGTTAAATTTAAAACCTTGCGCTGGTTATATGTGCAATGGCTGACCACCTCGCCATCTCCATTCGTGGCTTGGTTGGTGTCGGCTTCATAGCTCAATCGAATTTCGCTTGCATACATTTCGCCCCTGAAAAGCGTTGTATCGCTGCCGCTACTGTCGTCGATAATTTCAAGGGAAACAACGCCTTTAGGGTTCCCATTTCCTGCCGTAACCGGTCCATGTGTTCCAAAAGTTATTGGCGTTCCTTTAGTAAATCTTGCCATAGCTTTGAGTTTTCTGTGATGGGCAAATTAGTTGGCTGTAGTGTCGCCGGTGCCGTGAACAATGTTCAGGTATTCAATTGCAGATATAGACCACTCAGCGTAGGATGCGCTGCTTCGTGTTTTTTCGGCGCTTGTAATGGTAAAATCTCCCAAGCCTCCCGCAACGGTGTTCGTGTTGTTCTCGGATGTTGGCGGTGTGTTGGCGCCATCTGTTCTCGCATTAATTTCTCCCCATTCTTGGTGATTAAGGCGCAGTCTGCATCCTGCATAATAATTAGCTGCAAACATAGCGTTTGCTTTAGCGATGTTGGCGTCTGTCCCTGATGGAACAGAACCGGCAACTGCATTCGATAGCATGATGCCCGTGAGGCTTAAAACTTTGCGCTGGTTATACGTGCAGTGGCTAATGACTTCGCCGTCTCCGCTTGTTGTTTGATTTGTGTCTGCCTCATAACTCAAACGGATTTCACTTGCATACATTTCCCCTTTAAAAAGTGTCACATCGCTGCCGCTGCTGTCGTCGATGATTTCAAGCGCAATAACACCCTTTGGTGTGGAAGCTGTGGGTCCATGTGTGCCGAAAGTTATCGGCGTGCCTTTTGTAAATTTTGCCATAGTTTTGCTTTTGTATAATTGTTAAAAGTCGCCCAATGCAGCGGCCATTGAAAAAGAAATGCGCTCTGTTAAGATGCTTCCGTCAGTTTCCCGCTCGATGCCTGAAATTTCGTTGATTCCAAAAATGTGCAAATCCGTAGACGTTTGATTTATGGCCATTAAGTCGGCGTAAATAATCGCTGCCTCGATGGCGTCTACAATTTCGTCATGCGTCGCCATAGCGCCAGGTTGCGCTTCCTCCCCTATTTCGCTGGAGATGCTAATCTCCACGCTCAAATCCATGTTGCCGGTGCGAGGCGGGTTTTCTGTGCCGCCCGTAAATGCGACAATGACACAAGGCATTTGTTTCACTAGGTCGCTGGTGCCTGTGTAAACAGGAACGCTAACAAGCTCTTCAAGGTAGTCCTTAATTGTTTCTTCGGCTTGGCTTCGGTAGCTCATCGTATTTTTAAGGCACTGGTGCTGCCAGTTCTGTCGATGGTTTTAATGTCTTTTGGAATTTTCCTGCGCAGGTATTTGAGCATGTCGCGCGTTTCCGCATTCATTGCGGTTCGCAGCGCGTTTCTTGCGCCCCTAACGTTGCTGCTTGCTGGAGAACCATGTTTTCCGCTAGCAGTTGGCTTCAAAGGTGAAAGTCGTTTTTCTGGGCGCCCTTCACCTTTTGGCCTTCCAATTACTGGGGCGCGCGATTTGACGCGTCTCCGTGGATACACAAATGGCCCAATGTCATGCGCTACACCCAGCCATGCCGCCGCCATGAATGCGCGTCCAGCCACCCTGTGTTCAATTGCTCTATCCACCGCTTTTTGCATCGGTTGCCCCCAAAGCCCTTTCTTGCCCTGTTTGCCTCGGTAGTAATTCGTTAAAATTGCAGCCAATGGTGCGCGCTGCTTTTTGCCGCCGCTTTTTGCGGGTTGAACCTTTGCGCTTTTTATCATCTCTCTTCTGATTTTCTGAGCGCTCACTTTTGGCGTTTTGCTGGCAGCTTTTAGCGCAATATTAAAAGCTCGCTTATTTACTTCATTGCCAAAATTTCGCCCGCTGTGTTTGATGTATGCATCAAGCACTTTGTTAATTCTCGCAGTGTTGACTTCCAAAGTAATCATTGCTTCTTCATCAACCCAAATTCAAACGCGCTTCCAAGCGTTACGATGTTTTCGATTTTGTATCGCTTGCCATTGTTTGCTATTGTGGCGCCAACTATTGGCTGCACCGATGCGTTCACCCATTGGAGGCGCGAGCTAGTCAGCGTCACGTCATAGCCTTCAAGCATTCCACCGTCTTCGAGTTGGCGCGTCTCTGTGTTTCCGCTCCACATGCCGCGAAAAATGTTACCTTGATAATCGAAAGTAACGCCTTGGATTTTCTCTAATGCCACTTGCTGTTCGAACGCTTGGCGCGTATGGGCGGCGCCTTTTTCAATGGTATAGCTGCTTTGGAATTGGGTGTGCGGCACTGGGTTGTTATTGGAAACGCTGTGAAAACAATCGGTGCGCGTTGTGCCGCTTCCGTCAGGGACGTTAAGCGTGATTGTGTATGCGTCCTCCCACTCCCCGCTTTCGTTGGTCCGCTGCACTGTGTAAGCGGTCGCACCGTATTGCGCCGCGTCAGCAGTCACTCGGAAAATGGTTTCACCAGCCGCAAATGTGTAGCCCTCGCTCACTGTTGTGAACGTGGTTGGCGTTTGGTGGTCGGCTTGTTCGTAAAGCCACCCGCTGCGCAAATTTATGATGCGGTTGTTTGCCATAGGGAAATGGCGGCGCCCAGGATAACCAAAAACCTAAGCGCCGCCCGTTTGTTCTACCCTTTTTTGCTGGAAGTCTTTTTGGGCTTTTCTGAAATGGCAATGTCGGCGCGTTTCCAATAAGGCGGTTTGCGATAAACGGCGGCGCTGACATATTTGCCGCTGGGATTTTCGCGCTCGTTGGTGAACGCTTGCTTGCATGTTTCAGCGTCTCCAACTGCGATGATGTGAGGCGCTCCGCTGGCGTCAATGCCGACGCAAAATGAAGGTTTAATAATCATGTTTTTAAATGTCGGTGATTCTAATGAGTGAATTTGAAAGCCCTTTTGCAACTCCGTAGAGTATGCCGCAAGTTATGTAATACTTACCTTCGCGTGGGCTGAAAAATTTTCTAAATTGTATGGGCAAACCTGTGCGCGGCTCTATAACGTCAAGTATTTCAGCGCCGCCATAAGTTGGTCGCGCAATCTGTCGCGCTGCTATGCAAAGAGCGCTTGGGTGCGCGTAAAAGCCCTGTAAATTGTTTGCCGTTGGAATGCCTTGATATTCGGAAATTCCAAAACCGTGAACGGTGGAAATGACGTTTTCCTGAATCGGAAGCGGATTGCCAAAGGCGCTTGCCACCCCGATGGCCCCGTCTTTTGACAAGCTGGAAGTGTATTGCGGGTTGAGCATACAACTCCGCAAGCCGCGCGGGACTTTGTTTGTCGTCATCGTTGCCGCCGCATCTGCTAGGTCGTCTGAGTCAAAATTGGCGGCGGTGCGCACTTGTTTGGTTGGGAAATTTGTTGGCGTAACAAGCGCAAGCAAATCGTCGGCCACTGCTTTGGCTGTAGCGTCAATTGCTGGACGCGTAAAAACGCGTTCTAGTATGGTGGCGCTTTTTGCTTTGGAAATTTCAAATTCCGTGAACGCCATTGAAAAGCCTTTAAAATTTGAAAGCGCAATTTCGATTTCGGTGCTTGTCACATCGCTGGCGGTATAGCCATTGGACAAATCAAGCACTGAAACACTGGCAGGAACGCGGGTGATTGTGCGGTCACCGCGCTCTCGGATGCTGTCGCTGAAATTGCGCGCAAAAAGCGAGAACACCCAAAAATTATCACCTAACAAATCAAGCGTTTGTTCGCTGACCTGTTCAAGTGAAACTCCTGCCAGTGTGTTGCTCATATTACTTATGCGGATTTGATGCGCTTGAGTGCGGCACCATTACCAACGGCGACACCGTAGAGAACGCCCATTGTCAGGTAGTGCTTGCCAGCCACGTTGTCATAAAATGTGCGCAACTGGATAGGCAAGCCCGTTGATGGGTCAACGATGTCTTGAACGTTTACGCTACCATCCGCAGGCGCGGCAGGTGTGCGTGCAGCCAACAACAAAGCGGAAGGATGCAGAGCGATGGCTGCCAAGTTCTCGCTGTTAGTTGGGATGCCGGTGTATTCGTAGAGGCTAAAGCCGTGGACACGTTGAGCGGCGTTTTCCTGCACAGCAGAGGCGGCGCCATAGCTAGAAGCATCCTGGACGATGGCGTCCTTCTGCACGCTCGCGTAGTAGCTGGGCGGCAGAATAAGCGCACGCTCGCTTTTGGGCACTTTGGCAGTCGTCAAGTCGGCGGCAAGGTCGGCCACTTCGTCAGCGTCAAAGTTGGCAGCGGTGATGACTTCGTTTGCGGTGTAGTTGGCGTTGAGAACCAATGCCAGCAAATCGTCCATCACGGCGTCCAGTGTGACTTCCAAAGCGGGTGCCAAGAAGACAGAAGACAACCAATCAAAGTTTCCGCTTTTGGAGACTTCCATGTCTGTGAAGGCCATCGAATAGCCCTTGAATTTGTTCAAGGTGATGGTCTTGGCTGTGCTGGTTACATCGCTCGCAGTGTAGCCACTTGAGAGGTCGGATGCTGTCATGCTGGAAGGAACGCGAGTGGTCACGCTTTCTCCCTGCCCTGAAATCTCATCCGAAAAATCACGCGCAAATGCCCGCAAAGGATGAAATTGTGTTGATAAGTAGTCGAGACTTTGCTCGGCTACTGCGGCCAAATTAATGCCGTTGAGTGTGTTAGCCATATGTTGTTACTGTTTGTTTTTGATGTTTTTTAGATAAAAAGCGCGGCGTTCATCTTTGCCTTCTATGGCATTGTATTGCTGCCATAATGCGTCGATGCTTAGTGCCGGTGCTTCGTCTTCTGTGGCTTCCTCAACTGGAGCGTCTACGCCAACGCTTGCCGCGATTTCAACGGCTTTCTCGTCTGCGCTCTTTTGCTGCTCCTCAAGAAGCAAATTAGCTTCCTCCAAAACCTTGATTTTGCTTTCAAGGCTTGCGATGTCTTGGGCGTGCTGTGCGCCAAGTTTGGCAACTTCCGCAGCGTGAGAAGCGCTTACTTCTTCAAGGCGGGTTTGCAGTGTTTGGTTAGCGGCGGTTGCCTCCTCCAGCTTTCCAGCCAAATTTGACAACTCCACGTTTGCTTTTACTAAATCAAGGATTGTTTTCATGTGTTTATAAATTTGCCATTAGGCCAATGACTTCGTTCAAATCGTTCACCACACCGTCAGCAAGCCCAGCTTCCACCGCTTCCATTCCTTCGTAGGTTTGGCCGGTCATGCTGGATTGCGGCACGGTGCGTTTGTTGTTTATCTCTGCCTTAAAGCGCTCATGCCATTTGTTGACGTTTGCTTGCAGTCTCTCCCGCGCTTCATCGCTCAATGGTTTAAAGTCGGCGTAGTCCAGCTTGTTTTCGCCTGCGCTGACTGCGTTTACTTTTAGCCCCATTTGTCGCAAGTATTCAGTTTGGTCTAGGAGCGCCACGTAAACTCCAACGCTCCCAACTTCAGCGCTCTCACTGAGCAACACGCTGTCGGCTTGGCTCGCTATCCAATAGGCGGCGCTGGCGGCTGTGCCTTCGGTGTATGCCACCAATGGCTTGCTGACATTGCGCAGTTTTGCGGCCAACTCAGGCAGCCCCGTAATGGTTCCGCCTGGGGAGTCAATATGCAGCAGGATAGAGTTGATGTTTGGATTTGCGTCCGCGTCTGCTACCTGCGCGGCGATGTCGTCGTAGTCGGTCATACCAAACATGCGCTCGTAGTCGGTTAGCATTTTCCCAACGGCGCCGTGAATGTGGATGATGGCAACGCCGCTTTCCTCTTCCGGGCGCGGCAAATCGTAACCGTTGCCGCTGTATTCATGCTCATCCAACTGCGTTGCCAGCGCTTGATGGTAGTCGGGCAAAATGGCCCAAACGTCATTGTTTAATTTATGCTTCAGTTTCGCTGTCATTATCAAAAACTGGGTTTGGCGTGCGCTGGCTTAACAAATGTAACGCGGTGTCCATTTTAATTTCGTAGGTTTCAGAAAGACGCTTTGCCCGCTCAAGCAAGTCGCTTGCTTCGCGCTCCACTTGGTTGCGGATGTCCTGCCAGTCATGGCCGCGTTCGCCAGTGTCTTCGCGCATGGTGCGCAAGCCCATCTTTATGGCGTCCTGGTTAGCTTTGGATTCTCGTCCAAGGTCAACGGTGATTTTCTTGGGTGCTTGCCAATTGACGCGCCACCAATCGGAAGACGCTGGCAAGTCGCCACGCTTGATGCCTCGCGCAATAACCCAGCCCCAAACCCGATTGCAAAATCTGCTAGTAATAAGAGCTTGGCGCTCTTCAAATCTTCGTGCGGCTTTTTCGAGGATAAACCTTGAAGCGGTCCCCTGTTTTGATGGTTCCACGATGAATTCGTATGGAACGCCAAGCCCTAAAGCCACATCACGCAAAAGGTATTCCAAAAACCCAGCAAAGGCGGTGCTTGGTTTGTTGCTCGCGAAACTCTCGATTGATTCGCCAATTTTGAGACGCGGCACCATGCCAGGCTGAAATGTGTCCCATGCCACTGTGCCCGTGTCGGCGGCACTATATCCGTCCTCGATTAAGCTGCTGCCATCGTCTGCAATGCCGCCCTGCGTAGTGATGGCCATGCCAATGGCGCTGTTCATTTTGACGCCAACTTTTTCGAATTCTAAAATGTCGGTCGCATCGCGGATGTGGTCTATTGCGTGCGTTAGCGCCGAAACGCCGCGTAATTGAGCAACGCGGTCGGGGTCATAAACTAGGATGAAATTGTTTGCTGCAATGCTGCGAAACTCATCTCCGCTCTTAACGTTGTAGGCTGTAGGTTTTCCGCTTGGGCTAACCATTACGCCGTCATGGCCTGCCTCGTTGTATTTGAGTGATTCGCTGGCGATATTGTGAGATTCAATTAATTGAAGTTGAGGAAATGCGTCCTGCCTGCCAATCATCAAAAAGCCGATGTCACCGTCAACGTCCATGCGGATGGATGCCATGCGCTGCATTTGGGCAAATGTAAATTGCCCAGCCACATCGCACACCTTGCTCCATTCGGAAAAATAGTCTTCGTAGGCCTTCGCCTCGGCGCTCTGGCTTTGTGGTGTTAAGCCTGTGCCTAGTGCGTAACGTGCTACGTCATTGACTGCGCCCCTTACCATCCCGTGATTGGCATACAGCCAACGCGAAAACGCCATCAATCGGCGGCGCGTGCCTCGGTTAAGCGTTTGGTTGATGTCGGCGGCAATGTATGGCAGCGACGTGCGGAATCGGTTTGATTCAGTGCCTCGGTAGTGGCTGTTAATGGTTGCGCGTTTGCGCGGTTGTGGCGCCGCAACAATTGGTCTGCCGTTGTGGTCTACAATTTGGCTCATCGCGCAAACCTTGCAAAAGTCATTCTTGTGGGTTTAGTGGCGCCGTTGGCTAACCCCTTAGCAATTAATACCGTGGTTAATTGTGCGGCTAGTTCGTCGGTTGGCATGACAAGCTGCATACTTCCACTTTGTGAAGCATTGGAAAAAGAGACGGTGACACTACCTGCCAAAATAGCGTCAGCTACCCTTTCCTTAAGAGTCAAAAGGTAACCATCGCTTTGCAAATTTAGAAATGCGGTGATGTCGCTTGCCATCTGTAAAGATGGGCAAAATGTGTAAAAGAAACATGCACAAATAAAAAAGCGGCAACGATTAATCGCTGCCGCCCTTGCTTTTGTGGTTGATGTTTTTCCTATTCAGCAGTGCTAAATAGTTTCAGTGGACCAGTGGACCAAGTTCCCGAGTTGCTGAGAAATTAGGATGCAATCTTTCCATCCAAATGAAAGCCAATAACAAGACCTTAAAAGTTCTAGAACTCATAAACAGAGTCCACTGGTCCACTGAACTTGTGCATTGTTGTTCATATTTTTCCTATTCCGCAGTGCTAAATAGTTTTGCTATGCTAGCCGCTACAACTTGCATCAGTTCGCAGTCCCAGCCGTGATTTGCGCGGAAGGAAACCCAGCGCAAAGTCGTTCTGCCGTGCTTGTCCAAAACTTCTTTCTTTCGCTCTGAGTCAATTTGTTTGGCGTATTCGTCGGCCATTTCGCCCAAGTCGCACACCTCCCAAGGATGTGATTTGCCGCTTTTAAGTAGTTGTAGAACGTCTTTGGTTGTTGGGTTGCTCCAGCGAAACACCGGCGGCGCCGTGCGCCCTGTGGCGCTGACGCGTGTCGGCTTTGAAAACATGCGGCGCACGGTGTGCCCGTTTATGCTGTGCGCGTAGTCGGTAGTGTCCTCGCCGCGCATACCCATCCAGCCATATCGGCCGCACTCTGCCAAAACCCTGGCGCGTTGGTAGCCAACATCGAGGAAGGTTCGCTGTGGTGCGACGTTGAACTCTTTACGCATCGCTTCGATTTCATCAAAGGAAGTCAAGCGGCGAAACGAAAGCAAACGGCTCGCGCCTGTTTTGCTCCAACTGCGTGCCACCGCCCAAAATTCCTCAAGGTATGCTTGCACGTCTACGGTCAAAAATCGAGTTGCCTCATCCGCCCATTCGGCGCTTGGTTCATAATCTTTGACGACAACTTTTTCAATGTCTACGTGATTTGTAGCTTTCCATGGCTCCGCAAGTCGCAGCGTCACGAATTCGCGCAATGGCTGAATGTAGCCACCGGCGGCGTGCTGTTTGGCTCGCAAAAAATCAACCACCAAATCTGCCCAAGGCATGACGGAAGGCGGAAGAGCCAACTGGTTGAAACTAAACGAACGCACGCGTGGCGTTGGGTTGTCGTTGGTGGCTACGTATCCGCCCTTGCTCATCGCCCGCCAATTGGTTTCGGTGTTTTCGTGCTGGTGTCCACAATGCGGGCAAACCATGCGCACCGTTTCGCTGACTGCTTCAAAGTCCCAGATGCCATTTGGTTTCGTTTTTTCGTTCGTGTCCCATTGGAGGCAGTCATAAAAGGCTGGCATAAAAAGCTCATTGCATTCAATACACTTGAGGTGCCAATGCTCGCATGTGCCCGCCTTGTATGCGCCATCGAAATCACTGCCTTCTTCTTCTGGCGTGCTACTTAGCCAGTGCTTGCGATTCCAGTAGCGCGTAGTTCTCGCCCGCGCTCGCGCCAACATGCCAGGCTTCCAAGCGCTGACTTCGTCGCCAAATAGCCAGCGAATAGACCAACTACGCAGAAAGTTATTATTGGCGGCGCCCAGCTTAAGCGTGCATGTAGTAAGAAAGATTTCGGTGTTCGTCTTTTTGTGCCTGTCGGTTGGAAACTGACGGCGCAGTGTTGCACAACTCTCCAGCATCGGCATAAGGCGCTCTTTGGAAAAATCCTTGGCGGCGTCTTCGTCTTGCATCACCGACATTGTTGGCCCTGGGTGGTTAGCCAAAGCCCAAGCAATGGCCACCTGCATGGAAACCGTTTTGCCAGTTTGGGCGGCGCAATTTAACACAACCTCTTCTGTGTTGGGGTCTGCGAAGGCGGTCAACGGCTCAAGCAACCAAGGCGTTTCTGTGGCGCGAAATTGGTTTCCGTAAGGCGATTCGCGTAAGCGGATGTTATCAAGTGCCCAGTCTGGAATGGTTGCTTTTTGCTTTTCAGCAAATGCTGTCGCCAAGCATTCCCTTATTATATTTTCCATGCGTTCAATTAAATCAGGCTTTTGTATGCGCTCGCAGTGTTTCGCGCAGTTTGGCGTTGTACGCAATTATGACTGGCTGCGCCTCGGTTGGTGTCAAGCCTGCTACCATTGGCGCCAGCTTGCTTTCCATCTCGTCAAGGTGTTTAGCGAACTCCATGCAAAGCGCCATGGTCGCCCTCTTGACTTCTTCGCGGTCCAACATTTTGCCGCGCAGGCCGTCCAGTTCTACATCCAGTTTTTCAACTTGCCGCCTGATTTTCTCCACCTCGTGCCATTCCTTTGTGCCAGGCTGTGCTTCGTTGCCGCTTTCGTTGGCGCTGGTTTTGCGCGCTTCGGTGACTGCTTCCAGCGTATAGAGGTGCGCTCCCCTTGCACCAGTTTTGGCTATAGGAACGCGTATTAAAAAGTTCCGCGCCTCGTGGTAGCTCATGTCTAATTTTTGCGCCACATCGGCTATGGTGAGCAGGGG